GACCACGGAAAATCACCGCGTCGAATGCGTAAGAACCAAACAAGTAGGAACCAGTGACGCAAGCAGCAGGAACGTCAGCAGCAATCGTGAGCGCCGTACCCGTTTCGACTGCAACAACTTTGACTTGCGCTGACGCCTGCCAGTGCCCGCTCACGGCGCTGCGTTCATTGTTCGTGATTTCAAACGTGATCGCAGGCAGGCCGCTGTTTTGCAATCGGTACCCGTGCGTGATTGGGTAGATGTTCAGCGCTGCGCTCGCGTTCAGCATTTCGCGTGTTGCGGCTTCAATGGTCATACAACCTCCTCGCACTCAAGCACGGCAACCATGTCGGCTTCGTCAAGGTTCGTGATGCCGAGGATGCGAAACGTGCGACCGCGCACCGTCAGCCGATACGTTTCGTTGATTCCCCAATCTTGCAACGAATTCCAACGACATCGGATTTCCGCACGGCGCACTACAGCGACGCCGTCAGCGTATTGCTGCTCGTTGGCGCTGTCGGTTCGCAAGTCAACCCACAATGACGGGTTGCCAACTCTCGTCTTGTTGATGTCAGTAAATGCGCCAGTGCGCATTCCCAAGTCATCTTCGTTGATGCTCGGTTGCAAGACGATTGCAGGAAAGCGAAGGCGACCGCTTCCAATCATCGCAATGCCCCGCGAGCGCTGTACGCCTGCATGATGAACTTGAGCGACAACGGCACATCGGCGAGCGAAGCCACCGATGTTGCGTCAGGATTGGCGTACCAAGCACCCACTAGCGCAACAATCGCTTGTTGAAGCGCGTGCGGGATTTGCGTGTATCCGGCGCTATATGTCACCGTTGGAAAGGTGCCTTCGTAGATTTCCGGTCGCTCTTTGAAATTCAACACAAGCAAGCTGTCGGTGTTGTCAACGTACCAATCTGCTGTTGGCATCGTCGTGAGCGCATTGCTGCCGTTGTAGTAGGTGACCGACGTCACCGCTGTTGCGGGCTGAATTGGCAACACAAAGCGTCGCCACTTGTCAAGCTTTGCCGTGCGCGTTTCGCTCGCAAGCCCAATGCCTAGCTCTCGCTCCAACATTTCGCCTGCCGCAATGCAAAGCGTTGTAAGAATGACATCATCGGCGGTTACGTCGATTCGCAACCGTGTCTTGAGAACGTCAATCGGTATCGGTGTCGCAGGCATAAAAGCAGCTGCGCGGTTTCCCGCACAGCCGCCAGGGTAAGAAAAAGATCAGCAGGTAATTGCGGCGAACGCGTCTGCGAGCATGACTTTAGAGTCAGTGCGAGCGTACGTGTAGAGGGTTACGCGGTGATTCGCAGCTGCGCTATACGGATCAACCAGCGACGTCATGCCTGTGCGGTCAAAGATTTCAAAGTACTGGAAGTCGCCTACTACGGCGAACACGTTGTTATTCGCGGTAGCCGTCGGCATGTACTGGCCGACCGAGTAAGGCACGCCGTACAAAAGGCCAGGTGCGCCGCCGACCATGGTTTGAGAATTCGCAGGCGCTTGCGTCCAAATGTATTCTTGAGCGCCTTGTGTAGCAACGGAATTCTTCAGCTTGCGAGCAACGCGCACGAACGTATCCGAGACAAGCCAACGGAAACGCGGCGAGTTTCGGTACTGCGGTGCAACAAGGTGCACGGTGTCAATGACGTTGTCGGCGCTAATCGTGGTAATTGCACCACCGCTGAGGTCGGTCACTTGCGTGATTGCACCGCTTGCCTTTGCGATGCCTTGCGGTTCTGCTGGCGATGCGGCCGTATCACCGATGGTGTAAAGCTCTTCCATCTTCAGACCGAGCGAAAGGCCGATGCGGCTTGCAACCCAATCAAGCCCGCTACCAATTCCGTTCTGTCCGATCGCGTCTTCGATGAACTCTTGATTCATCGTGGTTGCGCAAACGATCTTGCGAGGAACGATGCTGATTGCAGTTCCGAATCCAGGGTCTGCAGGAGTAATCGTGCCTGCTTCGCCGACAACATTCGAAGTAGGCAAAGCGCCTTCAACCGTAATCGTGCGCTTTGAGTCGATCGAAGTCACCGGGCAAATTGAACGCAGCACGTTCGATTGGTACATCTTTTCAATGATGCGGCGCTCCATGTCGGTCGGAATGCCTGCGCCCGAAGTGTTTGTGGCAAGCACGCGAAGTTCCGCAGCGTCGCCACGAGCAACGGCGTTGATCCACCGAATGGCGTATTCCTTCGACGAAACGTCGTGCACTGCTTCGCGCTTCGCCGGAAGCGCTGCACGGAACTGAGGCTGTGCACGCTCTTCTTCAAGCGCTTTGATGCGATCATTTGCAGCGCGAAGCGCTGCGCGATCCTGCGCGGCACGCTCGACAGCGTCGAGGTCAGCATCAATGCGGGCGATCTTCTCGCGCTCTTCACCGCTACCGCGAATCTCTACGTGGTGCGTTGGTGCACCAGTGCGAGCGCTGTAGCGGTCGAGGGTCTTGCGGTATTCGTGGACAACGTTCTCGAGATTGTTCAACTCTTCAGACATTGCAACCTTCCATTCTGTGCTTGTGAATTTCGAGCCGCAAACGCGCGGCCTCGACTGCGGCCGCGTGAACGTCACGCAAGCTCGAATTGGTCTTGTCTCCGTACGCGGCATCAACAACAACGCTCAACTCAACGAGTCGAGCAGCAGTGACGGTGCGTTCCGTGCGTCGCGCATTCCACTCGTCTTTGTCAACGTAGAAACCAAACGACATTTCACCGCTCAGGTCGCCACGCTCGAGCAGTGCGCGAACGTCGCGTCCGATGCTTGTATCGGCGAGCTCCGCCGTAAATCGCAAGCCATGCGCGGTGTCGCTGAGCGCAAGCGTTCCGCTGCGCGTGCGAGCGAGCAACGCGCTCGCGTCGTGATTGAAAAGCAGTTTGATGTCTGCGCCGGCGATGTCACCGAAAGCGCCACGCGATATGCGCTCTCGAAACTGCGGTGCAAACGGCTCACTGATTTCACGAGACCACTTGCCGTACGGAATGGCGAGCCCTGCGAGCGTGCGGCCTGCTGGCGCTGCAACGGTGATGCTGCGACGTTCAAGCGAAGTCATCGACGCTCCCTGCTTCCTCGCTTGTATCGCTGCCGAGGTTTGTAGTACCGCCACCAGTACCCATGTTTTTCGCAACGATTGGTTCGTCAAGTCCAGGCAGCGGTGCAAGGTCGAGCCAATCACGCGCTTCGTTTCGTGTGATGACGCCTGACTCCACGCCAGTGCGCAGCGCTGCCATTTGCTCGGCTAGCGACGGTCTTGCAATCATGTCGCTATCGAACGTGAGCGAGCCAAACGGCAACAACTTTGCGACAACTTCGGCGCTCCAAGCAGCGAACCAATGCGACAGGCACGCATCCACGTACATGCGAGACAGCCATTCCATCGAGCCGTAGGCGTTGGCGCTGTGCTCGCTGAGGTACGAGGTCGGCACACCGTAAATACGGCTTACGTCTTCAACGCTGTAACGACGAGCCGCTGAAATGCCTGCATCGTCAAGCGTGCTGCTGATGCGCTCAACGCGCATTCCTTCCGCAAGCACAAGCGGCTTGCCTGCGTTCTCTGCACCTGCGTGATGCTGTACGAACTTCTCGCTGATTGACTGGCGTGCCGCTTCACTCAACGGGCCAGGATGCACGAACGCAAGCTTCGGATTCCCTGCGTTCTTCATCACTTCAAGTTGCGCTTGCTCTTGCGCAGCGAGCACTTGAAGCGACGTGCGGCACAAGCGCACTGGTGATTCGCCCCAAAGCCCGTCTAGCCCAACGGCCTTGACGTGCAGCATTGAAGACATCGGAACGTCGCCGTATTGCCGAGTGCGGTAAACGGGTTCGGACTTCGTCAGGTCAAGCGACACGCTTTCGATGTCAAGCGGCAAGAGCTCGAGCAAATCACCGCCAAGCGTGCGATTGATCACGGCAAATGCGTTGCCGTAAAGCAGCGCTTGCATCGTGAGCGATCGCCTGAATTCGTAGCCGTTCTGCCAACGGTTTGGTTGCGTAAGCAAACGTGCAACGATGTCGTTTGAAGCCGTAAACGGCACACGTGCAATGTCGTTGGCAATCAACGACGCGGCGCGGTAAACAGGCGTATAGGCAAGCGCGGTACCAGGCGTGATTGTTGGCATGCCTGCGACATCAAATGATGTCGGCAGGATGACACCATGCGTGCCCCAGTGACCAAGCCAGCGTTGTACGAGACTGCGCAACATGTTGCGCATTGCGACAGGTAAAGCCGTGCGTGTCTCGGACTAAACCTCTGATTCGTAACAACTGCTGCGTTTTCCTCCCCAACAATGCACAGCCATGATTGAGGCCACGAGTGGGTCAATGACACAATACTCGCGGCTCTTCTCGGGTCGCACGTAACCCGACATACCTCGCTTCGGCACGGCTTCGGCGCAGGCGCGGCGCAGGATTGGATCGTCGCCTACAACAAGTTTCTTTCCAACCCACAGGTTCTGAAACAACTGGCAACCTGGTGCAAAGGTGCTGCTACCCATGCTGTACGCTTGAATCGGTGCGCCGTGCTCGGCGAGGCGTTCGGCCAAATACGTCGCACCCCATCGGTCATAGCCGACTAGCCGAACGTCGAACTCTTCGCAGATTTCGACCACGCGAGCGGCAATCGCTTCGTGGTTGATCTCGGCACCGGGGGTCAAGACGATTTTTCCTTCTTCGGCCCACCTGCGAATTGGCATGCGGTAGTCAAGTTCGCGTTGCGCGACGTCGGCACGCGGCCACCAGTAATGACCGCGCAGCGCGACGCGGCCATCGTCAAGCGGTACGGCAACTACGACGGCAGACATGTCGAGTGACTTGCTCAAGTCAATGCCGACCCAAGCAGGCCGCTTGCGGAGCGACGGCCAATCGACTTGAGCGCCGCCCGGCCAATGCGACATATCCAGCCAGCCGCCGACATCGTCGTTGAGCCGTGCGCAGTGGTAGCGGCAGAACTCGGCACGCTGCACGTGATCGCGTTTCATCGACCCCCATTGCCTGCGAAGGCTCGCCGGGTCAGGCTGACCGTGCAGCATGCCGGGGTTTGCCTTCGGCCACGCGCTCTCGTCGCCAATCTCGTCGTTGGGGTCAATGCCGTACAGCAACGCGAACATCGCATCGTCTTCGGCTTCGCCGGAAAGCACGGCGCGTGCGTGCTCGCAGAGCACTTCGTAGTGTGTCTCGGTGTTGCTGCCTGGCGTGCTGATCACCACGCCGAGCGTGTCTTTACGCTTCATGCCTGTGGTGATGAGCTTGTTGAGGATCAAGCCCTTGTACTCAGCGGCTTCGTCGGCAATCCAAAGCGACGGATTAAGACCGTCAAGGCTTGATGCCTTCGAGCTCAACGCCGACATCTCGCAGTCTGCATCGTCACGGTGGATCGAATCGTGCAACACCTTGATATCGAGTTCATCAAGGCGCTTCGCCATCACGCGAGCGGTTTCGATCAGGATTTGCGCCTGCTCAACTTTGTTCGCAAGCACGTGCACGCGCTTGCCTGACCCGTTGGCGAAGTCGTACAGCCCGAGCCCTGCTAGCAGCGTGGTCTTGCCGTTGCCGCGGGCGACTTGCATTAGGCCGAGCGTAAAGCGACGCCGTCCGTCTTTGCGCCAGCCAATCAGGTTTGCGACGGCGAACTGCTGCCACGGGTGCAGTAGGAACGGCTTGCCGCTGTCCTCGCCGACGAGCGTAAGCCTGTTGTAGAAGGCGACGCAGTCCTGCGCTGCCTTCCAGTCCATTTCTAAATCGGTGCGCTCGAGGTCGCGCAGGAATCGCGAGCACGCAGCGTAAATCCACTTGCCGGCAACCACACGACCGTCAATGACGGCATTGGCGTAGTCAATGCAGGTATTAGCGACATCAAGCATGTCAAAAAATTAGCCGTG